GTAGCCGTCCGTGCTAAAAAAACCCCTTCATTGAGTGCACCCTTGCGTAGGTTGCATGTTTTGCACAATACCCTGAGATTATCAAGGCTGTGATCTCCTCCTGACTTGCGTGGAATGATGTGATCGATGTGCATCTCACCTTCATCTGTGCCACACAATTGACAAGCTCTACCATCACGCATAAACACACGCTCTCGCTGCTCGCGATAACGCCTGCTGTTGAGGTTATCTAATGCCATCCGTACTTACTCCAATGCGCCAATGCAACGCATGGCTCACCATACCTAGCACCTATGTAGTTGAGTCCCCATACTACCTGAGTCCAACCATCTTTATCCTTTAGCCATTCGCTCTTACCTTGTGGTATTCCATAATGAGATCCATTGACTGCCTCTGGTCTCCAGTTAGATTCCTTTGTATAGAGCTTGTCTAAGCACTTATATTCATCCATATTAAAATCTAATAGATATAAAGCATAAGTCTTATAATCAACATATTTATTTACAGCTATGTCAGAGCTTCCTGCACTAGGCATAGTGCATAGCAGTATCCCAATAGCAACTGCTAGCACCCCGCGCGCTGCACCCCAAGGGGCGCGCGGTGAGCCGTTGATCGGCTCTGCTGCAAGTAGCGTACCATCGGTGTCAAATCCATTTGTATAAGTGCTGGTCAGAGCGGTGTTTCGCTTCATTGCGACTCCAATTCATTACCCTGTGGATAATTATTTATCTGTCTTGTAAAATCCTTTACCTTTAAAATGCACAGCTGTAGCACTAAAACCTTTAACCATTGGTGCATTGCATAGTTGACATGGCACTATTGGTCTACTGTCGAATCCATGAGTGACTTCTTGAGATAGATTGCAGGATTGGCATCGATAGTCGTAGGCTGGCAAGTTAAGCATCTCCTGATCATATAAGACCCACATCCAGAGCAACGGTCGATGTCTGCCTCAGTGGGTTGGTTGTCTAAATGACCGTATTTTAATATGAGTAGTGGCAACAGATCCTCTAAGCGGATAATCGCGGCATACTCACGCGCATCCTCACCCTGTCCGTTGAGTCTAATCACTCCAAAGCCTAATTCCCCCGAAATGGCTGTTCGAGCTTTCAATTGTTTCATGTACGCAAGCGGTTGAAATCCAGCGCGGGCTTTGACTTCAACATCAAACGGTACATTCACAATATCTTTGCCACTACCCTTTCCCACACATGCGCCTTGCCACCAAGTCGATAGGTACTCAGCTACTACGCGCTCTGTGCGGAAACCTCTGTGCTTTCTATGCTGGCTCATAAATCGTCATAACAAATGCCACACACCCACCAAGCATGAACTTCTAACACCTTAGATTCCGGTGTTGGATCTCCACATCGTGAGCAATTGACCGTTGCCTCGGGATAATGAGCTTTGGTGATAAATTCTTTAGCCATGAGCCATATAGCCCATTGCAACGCCACCAATAAATAGAAACAATACCAGGAAGATTAGCAGCTTTTCTTTGTCATCCATTGACGGCCTTACATTTAGCACATTGCCAAGTGACAATGCCATTGATTGAGTCGGATGATATTTCTGCTAATTCACGGATCTGCACCGGCTCATTGCACAGCTGACAAGCTATGAATGCTGACATCAAATCTAGCCATTCACCATTGATCTTAATTCCAACGCTTCCCATTTTACACCTTTGCTTTCTGTGGATGCCATTTTCCATCACTGCCGATGTTGTACCAAATTGGTGGACAATCAGATTTGACGCCACCAGCATTCATTTGATTGCATTGATAACCGCCCCATGCTCTGCCATTTTTCTCACCTTCACGCCATCTCATATGTCCATGCTTGCATTGTGGTGCTTCTTGTGCTTCACCAGTGCCTAATATGTCCTGCACTAGATCTAGAGCTTTGTCCAGACTAACTGGTGCATCAACCACTTTCATGTATTCATTTACTGGTGTTGTCCAATAATCTTGAACATCTGCAACTGTAGGCTTTACAGGCTTTTGAGCTATTACTTTGCTCATTTCTTCTCGGCTAGGCCTTTTTCCTTTAGGAGCATAACCTGCATTTGCAAGTGCTCTGCCGATTGCCGAAGTCTCACAATTCTCCAATGCTGAAGTCTGATTGACGCCTCTAGCAGAAACCGTCTCCTCAGCGTACCCTGTCGCCCAAGAAACGCTATCGCTAGCATCTTTGTATAAGTACGCTTTAACAATGTATCGAGTAGCTTCGACCACTTCCAACTCAGTTGCAATGCGAAACGAAGGATAATCCTTAATAAACTTCTCAAGTCGAACCTCCACTGGCTCATAATCGGCTAAATTAAACATAAAGCTCATTCTCCTCTGTGGCGAGTTGACCGCCTAGTGCTCCGTAGCTGCATAGATCGATCCAGTTGTCGATGTGTTGCGCTGATTGATTAGTCCTTGCAAGTTTAACCAAGACCATGATCCCTGCCACTTGATAGTCGTGAATTGGTGTTTGTAAGTATGCGCTGAGGAGCATTGCGGTGTGTTGCAGGTTATCCCCAGGATGACCGTATTGAAGCCCACGGTCACGAATCGTGTCGGTGGATGAGAGTAGGATTTCATTAGCGCGCATAGAATTCGTGATCCTGCTCTGCCTCTTTATAGCCCATTGACCAACCGACAATGAACCATAAAATATTAGCAGCTAACAATAATAAAATAATTGGAACTTGCATTTGATTACCTATCTGCATCCAGTGCCCTTGACTGGCCTACGCGATTAGAGTCTCATGGCCATCCGACAAAGTCACGGACATTTGTATAACGAAACGGTAACGATTATCTAGGTCGGCCGTAGGACTTTCCAGACACGATGAATGTGCCGTCCTTTTCGATATTGATTAAATCGACTTGAACCTTGGATCCTTGGACATACATAATTGCAAAAGCCTGTTGCCAATTCGCAGAACCCTTCGTGTAATGCGCTTGCTTGAAATCCATCAGATTGCCAACCTCAACACCATGCAGAACACGCCCTATACGGCCTCCAGAGGCCTCTGAGAAGGCCGAACGCCCTGCTCTGTGAGTATGACCAGAGATGACATTCTTACCATGCCTACGAGCCGCTTCTAGGGCTGATAAGCCCCCCTGTGGCTTAATTGGTGTGTGGTCGCCATGAACAGCAATCCAGTTGGGTGCAATGGCCATAGGATTTTTGTGGAAAGTAATGCCAAGCTCATCAAACTTCATAAACTTTTCAAAGCGAAGCTCTGGCAATGCACCAAAGGCAGGCACTTTAGCCATGATGATGTTATACAGGCGATCTGTGTGATTGCTACGAATGCAATCGGTAACGCCTAAATCCCAGAGAAGCTGCACGGCCTCGTTGCGATCATCATCTAAGGTTTGGGCATAACTGCCCATTCGACCTTCTTCCCACTTGCTTATCTGTGGAAGATCAATCTCATCGCCTATTGTTACAACTTGATCTGGCTTAAACTTTGTGACGAAGCCTGCAAGGTTACGGGTTGCAACCCTGTCATGGTACGGAACTTGAAGATCCGATACGACAACGATTCGCTTAATCGTCATCCTCATCTTCATAATCGCCAAATTTCTCGGCTTCTACTGGCTCTGGAAGAATCCAACGCGGATAAGCCATAGGCTCAACAATGATCGCTAGTGCAAGATCGACATCAAAGCCTGCTCTGCGTAAAGCTCTATACATCTCTTGAAGGCCAATAGCCCATACATCTAACGCGCTATAGGTGTCAAGATCTATAACCCTTTTTTTTGCCATAACAAAATTATCGCTCTAGTAAAAGATTATAAATCTCATCGACACGCCCATTGAGTCTTTTAATTTCAGACAAAAGGTGTGTAATGACGAAGCCTGATAGACCGCCAATGGTTGCCAAGGTCGCTAAATAAATCTGAAAAAAATTATCTTGCGTCACTTTTTGATTCCCATGGCTGGATCATTTGAGTTGAGGTAACGAAGCACCGGTGGCAAGATGGATGCAATACCTGCTGCAATAAGAGCTTTAGGATCTGTGACCCCAGCTGCTGCCATAGAGATAACTGCTACCAAAAAGGCTCTAGCCCATGAACCTGCTGCTACTTTTAATTCATTCATTGACTTGCTCCTAACATAGGTACTT